GATAATATGAAACCATTTGAGATTTTATTTTTTGATGTTGGGGCTGAGATATTAAAAAATATTAGTGGTTATTTAGCTGCATCACCAGACAAAGCTATACAAAAAATAAGAAAAGATGTAGTCAGAGCAATCAAAACTGTTCAAAAAAGTAAAGATATTAAAAAAATTAATACTCTTAAAGCACAAATTGAAAAATTAGAAAAGATTGGTGGTTTATCATCAATAGTTCCAAGTGAGGGTATAGTGTTCAAATATAAAGGAAAGACATATAAATTTACTGGTGCTTTTGCACCTGTAAATCAAATCGTAGGTTTATTAAACTTTTAGAGGTTACAAATGGCAAGAAGTAGAGAAGAAGTAAGACAAAACAAGGCTATGCAATCTATTCTAAGGGGTGAGACTCCAGAGAAGAGAGTTATGGTCGGTTTCGATAAAAAAACTGAAAAACAAGGAGACCAAATAGATAGACTTTCAGATATAATGAAAGAGGCAAGAGTTCCTTGGTTTTGTCCTAAATGTAAATCGGTTATGAAAAAAAGACTAGATGAAAGAATGTGGTATCTACATGGACATTGTTTTAATTGTCAGATAACCATAGAAAATAAAATGATAATCGATGGGACTTTTGATGATTGGGAAAAAGAAAAGGTTAAACAAAATAAATTAGCCTGGATAAAAGATAAAAAACAAGAATTAGTTGAGTTTAAAAATCAAAAACCAATGGAAGCTTATAATCAAGTAAATCCAGATGGTCACTCGATAGAAAAAGAAAAGTGGACTCAAAACTTTGAAGAGTTAAAAAAACAAGCTGATGAAGCTTTGGAACATCTTGAAAAAATAGAGGAATCTTTAAAGTAAATATTTATATATATGAGAAACCAAAAAGGACAATTAAAAGAAGTCATTAAAAAAGAATATGTTAAGTGTGCTAATGACCCTGTTTATTTTTTGAAAAAATATTGTGTGGTACAACATCCCATAAAAGGAAAGATACCATTTAATTTATATGAATTTCAAGAAAAATCTATATCAGAGTTTGTTACTAATAGATTTAACATAATCCTAAAAGCTCGTCAGTTAGGTATATCTACACTAACAGCGGGATATTCTTTATGGATGATGACTTTTCACCAAGATAAAAATATCTTGGTCATTGCTACAAAACAAGAAGTAGCAAAAAACTTGGTAACAAAAGTTCGTGTGATGCACGCAAACTTACCAAGTTGGATTAAACAAAGATGTGTTGAAGATAACAAATTGAGTTTGAGATACAAGAATGGTTCTCAAATAAAAGCTGTTTCAAGTGGTGAGGATAGTGGTCGTTCAGAAGCTCTATCATTACTGATACTTGATGAGGCAGCTTTTATTGATAAGATTGATGGTATATGGGCAGCTGCATCTCAAACGTTATCGACTGGTGGACAATGTATTGCATTATCTACACCAAATGGTGTTGGTAATTGGTTTCATAGGACTTGGATGGATGCTGAAGATGGTTTAAATGATTTTAATTTTATAAAACTTCATTGGACTGTTCACCCTGACAGAGGACAAGAATGGAGAGATGAACAAGATAAATTATTAGGCCCATCGTTAGCGGCTCAAGAATGTGATTGTGACTTTATAACCTCTGGTCAAACTGTAGTTGATGGTGTTATTCTTGAAGAGTGTAGAAATAATACGGTTACTGAACCGATAGAAAAAAGAGGTATAGATAGTAATGTTTGGGTATGGGAACCACCAAACTATACAAAAGATTATATAGTATGTGCTGACGTGAGTAGGGGTGATAGTTCAGACTACTCAGCATTTCACATATTAGATGTTGAGAGTTTAGAACAAGTAGCAGAATACAAAGGTAGAATGTCTACAAGAGATTATGGTAATTTACTTGTAAACATATCAATGGAATACAATAATGCATTACTTGTTATTGAGAACAATAATATTGGTTGGGCAGCTATACAACAAGTAATTGATAGAGGATATGAAAACCTTTTTTACATGAGTAAAGATTTACAAGTTGTTGATGTACATAGACAAGTCAACAATAAAATAAACAGAGCAGAAAAACAATTAGTTCCTGGTTTTACACTAACGGCTAAAACAAGACCTTTAGTTGTAGCTAAATTAGAGGAGTTTTTCAGAGAAAGACTAGTAAGTGTAAAATCACAACGATTAATTGATGAGTTGTTTGTATTTATATATAATGGAAGTAGAGCCGAAGCTATGACAGGTTACAATGATGACTTAGTGATGTCATATGCAATGGGTTTGTGGATTAGAGAAACAGCTTTAAGATTGAGAAATGAAGGTATTGAATTACAGAAGAAAACATTAAATAGTATAACATCTACACAAGGTGTTTATACACCAACTGATAACCAAAATGACTATTGGACTATGGAAGTAAATAAACAACAAGAGTCTTTGGATTGGTTAATCAAATAAGTGAGGTAAAAAATGGCCGATACAAGTTTATTCAGTAGACTAAGACGATTATTTAGTACTAACGTTATAGTAAGAAACGTTGGTGGTCGTGAATTGAGAGTCGCTGATACAAGTAGAACACAATCATATTCAAGAAGTAATCTTGTAGATAGATATCAAAAGATATATACTGGTGCTGGATTGAGTGGATATTCTGATTCCATGTTAACAAAATCGATGAGATTAAATCTATTCAAAGATTATGAACAAATGGATAGTGATGCTATAATATCTTCAGCACTAGACATATATTCAGATGAGTCTACAATGAAATCAGAATATGGTGAGGTTTTGACGATTAAAACAGATAATAATCAAATTAAACAAATACTAAACAATTTGTTTTATGATATTTTAAACATTGAATTTAATCTATGGCCATGGATTCGTAATATGTGTAAGTACGGTGATTTCTTTTTAAAGTTAGAAATAGATGAAAAGTATGGAATCACAAATGTAGTACCAATGCCTGTTTATGACGTATCTAGGATAGAGGGATTAGACCCAGAAAATCCAGAGTATGTAAAGTTTTTAGTTGAATCAACCACTAATCAAAGTAGATATAAACAAGAAAATTCAGCTACTAAAGAAGAATTAGAAAATTACGAAGTAGCTCACTTCAGACTTTTATCTGACTCAAATTATTTACCTTATGGTAAATCACAAATAGAGGGTTCTCGTAAGATATATAAACAATTAACTCTTATGGAAGATGCTATGTTAATTCATCGTATAATGAGAGCACCAGAGAAAAGAGTGTTTAAATTAGATATTGGAAACATACCACCATCTGAAGTTGATAATTATATGCAAAAAACTATTAGTAAAATGAAGAGAGCACCTGTTATTGATGAGACTACTGGTGATTACAATCTTAAATACAATATGCAGAATATTACAGAGGACTTCTTTTTACCAGTTCGTGGTGGTGATAGTGGTACAAGCATAGATTCTCTACCAGGTTTAACATATGAAGCTACAGAGGATATTGAGTATTTAAAAAATAAACTATTATGATCCTTAAGAATACCTAAAGCTTTCTTGGGATTTGAAGAACAAATTGGTTCTAAAGCAACTTTAGCTGCAGAGGACGTTCGTTTTGCTCGTACAATAGAAAGAATACAAAGAATTACAGTTAGTGAACTTACTAAGATAGCAATAGTTCATTTATATGCACAAGGTTATCAAGACTCTGAGTTAGTTAATTTTGAATTGAATCTTACAAATCCATCTACAATTTATGAACAAGAAAAAATTGAATTGTGGAATAATAAAACAAGTCTAGCTTCAAGTATGTTACAAGATGGTTTAGTATCCTCTGATTGGATTTATAAAAATATATTTGGATTTACTGACGAAGAAATTAAAAAAGAGGATGATGGTATAGTTTTTGATTACAAAAATAAGTTTAGAAGACAACAAATAGAAAGTGAAGGTAATGACCCAGCTAAATCAGGTGAAGCTCAAGGTACACCATCTGATATGGCTATGGGTAGAACAGGTCACGAATTAGATGATAAGGGTGGAGCACCAGAGGGTGGATTTGAAGGAGCTGGTAGACCTAAAGAACCTAATAAGTATGGAAAAGATAGTGGAGTACGTGGTAGAGACCCATTAGGTTCACACGATATGAAAAAAGGTGGTAGTGGAGCACCAAAATATGGTAAGCCATTAGCTTTAGCACACTTTGATAGAATAAAAAAATCAATGAATCTTAATGGTGTAGAGAAAGAAATCATAAGTGAGTCTTCTGAACTTGAACAAGAGTACAAGAAAGAGGTTAAGTCATCGTCGAATGACTAATTATTACATAACTTTATATTTATTTATGAATAAGTACAAATTGAATTGGAGTATTTTATAATGGCTCGTAAACTAAAACATTCCAAGATAAAGAATACAAGTATTCTTTTCGAGGTGTTGACAAGACAAATTACGGCTGACGTTTTGGCCGGTAAAGATACCAAAACTGTTGGTATGGTAAAAAAATTTTTTAATGAAAACACGGAGTTAGGAAAAGAACTCCAATTATATCGTATATTATCAGAAAAAACATACGAGTCTACTGCAAAAGCTGGTCAATTACTTGAAACTGTTATTAAATCAAGACAGAGATTAAGTAATTCTAAGTTACGTAGTGAAAAATATAACTTAATTAAAGAGATTAAAGAAAATTATAATGTAAGTGATTTCTTTAATGTAAGAATTCCTAATTATAAAATATTAGCTTCTATATATAATATCTTTCAAGCCGAGTCTACAAATGATGCATTTGATGCCGAAGATGTTGTAAATTCAAAGTTTACAGTACTAGAAAGTATATCTGGTAAGAAAATAACATCTAAAAATGATAATTTCTTAAAAGAGTATAGAGAAAAAGATAAAGATTTACGTTTATTAGCCTATCAAATACTTGTTGATAAATTTAATAGTAAGTATAAATCACTTAACGAGTCACAAAAAGATTTACTTAAAAATTATATTAACAATATTTCCAATACAAACTCATTACGAGAGTTTGTTGATAAAGAAGTACTTAAAACAAAAAAACAACTCAAAAAACACTTACCAAAAGTTTCAGATAAAATAACAAAAATAAAATTATCAGAAGCTATAAATCAGATAAGTACAATATCTAAAGGTAAGGTAGTTGCTGAGAAACAAGTTCTTAACTTAATGAGATATTATGAACTTGTAAAAGAGATTGAGAATGTCCACAAAAGATAAATTAAAAGAATTAATCAGAAACCTTATTCGTCAAGAGATGGAAGAGGCTTCTATGACTGGTAATTTAGATGGTGGAGCAGGGCCCCCAAAAACTCCGTATATGTTTCAATCTAAACCTAAATCTAAAAAAGATAAAGAAAAAGAAAAAAAGATTACACAAGCTGGTGGGTATATGAAAGTAGATGAGGGTAGATATCATAATTGGAGAAATGACGAATCAATGACCCCAAAACAAAAAATTGGTAAATCAGTTCGAGAGGTTAGAGATGCTTTAAACGAATTGGATAAAGTTATTAAGATGAGTGTTCGTCTTAAAAATGAGTTAAATGTGGATTCAAGAAGTTATTGGAAAAATACACATAAAGCACTCTCAAAGATTTCAGAAAGATTAGTTAAATTAGCAACTAAAGTAGGAAGTTTAAAATAATGAAACAACTTATAGTAGATTATCTACCATTTCAGATTACACCTGACCAAATTAATGAATCCATGAAAGAAAATAATGGGAAATTAGTTGTCCGTGGTGTTTTACAAAGAGCGGAAGCTAAAAATCAAAATGGTAGAATATATCCTCGTGAAACTCTTGTGAGGGAAGCTAAAAAATATATGAAAGAGTTTGTAAATGAAAAAAGAGCTATGGGTGAGTTAGACCACCCAGAATCTTCAGTCGTGAATTTACAAAATGTATCACACAACATTACAGAAATGCATTTTGAGGGTGATAATTTGTTGGGTACAGTAGAAATTTTAACAACACCAAGTGGTAATATTTTAAGAGAATTATTTAAAAATGGAATTAAACTTGGTATATCATCTCGTGGTATGGGTTCAGTTGAAACTGTTACCGAGGATAGTGGAGACCAAGTAGTTAAAGTACAACCTGATTTTGAACTCATAGCATTTGATTTTGTATCTAACCCATCTACACATGGAGCTTTTATGTATCCAATGAATGAGTCAGTCGATAATACACAACAAGGAAGAACTTGTGGTGAATATTGTAAAGTTGAATCAATCATTAATGATATAATGAGAGGTTAAATGAAAAAAAGTATTATTAGAAGATGGCAAGATTTTAGAGTCTCTATGAACGAGGATAAAATCCCAATGGGT